CCAGGTTTGAAAGTTGCGCTAGCCGGCGTATAGATTATCTCTCGTACTAGCATACGGGTTTGAAGGATCGGTCTACCGAAAGGGGATAAATTGTAACTTCGATCAAAGGCAATGGATATCATAGAGAAATTGGAAGAGGTGAATTTCGTTTCTGAGCTGTACCAGGCTGAGGGACGAGAGGTGCTCCAACCGGTGATTGGACTCAAAGGAAACGTCGGATTTAGAATTCCTAGGGCGGAGAAAGCCATCCCTGCAGCGTGTTGCGTTGCCGCTGATCAAGCGGTTGTGCTCACAGTGTGGGGTGCGAAATGGCTCAAACATGCTTGGAATTATGTGGCTGACGGTGGGACGTCAGGCCAAGTGGCTAAAGAGGTGTTGATCAACATGGACGCATGCAACGAGGACCCATTAGATTACGTGGAGACGCATGTATACAATCATGAACACAAGATCATAGCTACAACCGATGGGGTGCAGAAAGAGGAAGTCCTAGTGACTGAGCGCGTGAAGAAAGTGTTAAGGAAAGGTGGTAGAAGCAAATTTTCTGCTGCCATAGCCAAGCAAGCTTACAACAAATTTGGTGAAAGACCAATGAGCCAGGCCAATATTTTGGTTACCAGGAAGTGGCTCCAGAAACTCTTGGCAGAGCCTGAATATAAAGATCTTCGCACGTGCGACAAGAATATTGCTATTGATAGAGCACTGTTCCTCTCTTTTGTACCCACCAAGGACTTTTTAAAGATGAAGATGGCTGTGGCCACCCGTCCTTGGGAGAAACGAGTCACCGGAGCAGGAATGTGGGGTTTTTGGGATAGAGTTTTTGCCATAGGACCAATTAGTGGTCTTGATGGCTTAGATAACCAATAGGGGTGCCCAACACAGGCCCAAGGTCAAAGTTGCTCATGGTCCAAGGCGATAGATGGATTTGAGAAAGTGATGGTGGATAAAACCACCAAAGTTTATTTCGATCCAATACACCCTGGGAGCAACAGGAAAAGCAAAGAATTGATAGATGACTGTTTGCAGTGGGCCGGAAGTGTGGGAGTACCCAAAACTCGTAGTTATGTTCGTGTAGCAAATGTTTGTGCGGATATAGACATAATTCCTTTTAATAATGATATTTCTACTTTGCAGCGTGCGGTGGTTGAGAGGGTCTTCACGGTTAAATCCAAAGAAGGCTTCTCTCGCCCACCGCGCCCGAAACCAGGTCATTTTGTGAGTGTAATGTCTGACACTCACAAACTTTTGGTAAGTAAGTTGCCTTCGACCGCCCCACAGTCTCACTCTGCGTTTGTGGAGAGTTACAGGGGCCGCAAGCGACTTATTTACCAACGGGCTTTGGACGACATCGTTGAGGGGCGATCGAGTTTGGAGAATGATTCGAAGTTGAAGGTGTTTGTAAAGTACGAGAAAACCGATGTTACTAGTAAAATAGATCCAGTTCCACGTGTCATTTCGCCTAGAGATCCTAAGTTTAATATTAGGTTAGGTAGGTACCTGAAGCCATTGGAAAAACGAATTTTTAAGTCAATCAAGAAAATGTTTGGGCATGAGACTGTCATTAAGGGATTTAATGCTGAGCGTTCTGCTGAGTTGATGCATGAGAAGTGGGGTCATTTCCACGATCCGGTTGCTATCGGTCTCGATGCTAGCAGGTTCGATCAGCATGTCTCTTTGGATGCGTTGCGGTGGGAGCATTCCATTTATTTGGAGTGTTTCCCTCAAGCCAAGCACAGGAAAAGGCTGGAGCGATTGCTGAAGTGTCAAGAGATTAATCATTGTTCTGCTCAGTGTGAGGATGGATATTTGTCTTACACTGTGCGGGGCACTAGAATGTCGGGTGACATGAACACCTCACTTGGCAATTGCTTGTTGATGTGCAGTTTGATACATGCTTATTCGAAGCATTGTGGTGTGAACCTTGATTTGGCTAACAATGGAGATGATTGTGTGGTGTTTATGGAGAGGAGGGACATTGGGAAATTCCAACAAGGCATGGATGAGTGGTTTCATTCCATGGGGTTCAACATGGCTGTTGAAGAGCCAGTGGACGAATTTGAACAGTTGGAGTTTTGCCAGACCAAACCCGTATTTGACGGGGACAGATTTATCATGTGTCGGAACCCATGGACTGCTATTGTCAAAGATAGTGTGTTTTTGCAACCCTATAATGAGCCCGTCTTCAAAGGATGGATGGATGCTATGGGTATGGGAGGGTTAGCTCTCACTGGTGGGTTACCGATATTCCAAGAATTTTACAACATGTATAAAAGGTCTGGGAGAAAGAGGAAGATTGATGTGGAGTTATTGCCATACAATGTTCGTGCGTTAGGGGAAGGATTGAGCCGCGGATACAGATTTGTTCGAGATGAGGCGCGTGCATCCTTCTATTTGGCTTTTGGTATAACACCTGACGAGCAGATAGAATTAGAGAAATACTATCGTAACCTTAACGTAGGGGGTCCTGGGGGTGAGTACCAGCCCAGGCCCATCTTTAAAGAAAAGTAGGTAGCTTTTGCCTAACCGCAGCCAAAACTTAGGGGATTGACGATCCCCCGGTGGCGAGTCATGGGGCCTTAGGTTTACCACCCAAATTCAATTTGATGAGCTAATACAAATGCCAAGAGACTGCAAGGGTGGAGGTGAGAGGAACTTACGTTGCTGGGAGATTTTGCACAGGTACCAATCAGAGGATAAGTGGGGTAATCCCTGCTAGTTGGGTAAGCCTGTGTGAGAGGGGTCACACCAGGAACGAAAAGCATCATCGTCAGTGAGGTGAACAGTCCCATTATAATGTGGGATCCCATACAATTATTTTTATGTCAAACGTTTACACACCAAGTCTTAATAACTTGTACCAATTTGGAAAATTCTCGCAATCTATAGGTCGGCCACTAACCAAGATCTATAACGCACCGGGAGTTAATAACTTTAGTAAAGC